TTACATCACCTTAATAAATGCGCCTGGATAATATTTTTTGACCTTTGCCAAATATGCCTCAGCATTTTCCCTGGAACTAAAAGCCCCGACCTGCACATAGAACAGTTTGTTGTTCTTGCGGTATGACTTAACCAGTTCCGTGAAGCTGTCCCACTTGGGGCGGATATACACGGGGCAGTTTTTATATCCATCGTCCAACTTGTTTAAGGCTTCAATGCTGCCTTTTTTTCCGTTGCGGACATTGCACCAGTAGTTGTGGGTGTACAGATCTCCGCCGTATGTATCCAGCAGATATGCTGTCAAACGTGCGGCATTGTCACGTGCCTTGCAGTCTTTTTCATCGCCGCTGCCGTTCATAATACATTCGATGGATATGGTTTGCATATTTCCGGCAGCACTGCCGTATGCGTCTGCCTTTCCCTTTTGCCCTGCGTGCCAGGACGTGTAGTCAATGGGCAGATTCTGCCATGCCCCCACATCGTCAACATAAAAATGCACACGTACAGTGCCCATGTTTCCGTTAACTGTGGCACGTGTGTACTGCTCAGCGGGCGTTGTGTTGGCTGCTGTGCTGATGCGGTCAGTGTTGTGCAGAGTCACTCCAATGTTTTTGGCAGTACGCTTCCCGGGCATATCAATGCGGTTTGGATTGTGCGTTGTCAGAAAATACTGATGCACGTTTACGCCATTCATTTTAATGATTTTATCGGCTGCCAGAATTGCCATTACGTCCACCTCCATCAACGCTATCATTTAGCAGGTCAATTATCTTTGACAAAATCTTCTGCACACCCGAAGGCAGTATGCCCATCAGTCCTGCCGTCTCGCAAATGGAAATCAGCTCCGAGGCGCAGAACGCTATAATCACAGCGTCCCGAAGATAATCCACATTGAGCAGCTTGTCCGCATAATTGGCACACACAACAATGACCAGTGTGCCAAATTTTTTTACTATGCCCTGCCAGCAGGCACGGGACGACAGCGCCCCGTTTTCCAATTTGTCGGATTTGTGCCACCACATGGCGTTTGCCAGCCCCAATATAAAATCAGCCGCCATAAAAATAATCAGCGTAATAATGGCATTGTCCCAGCCGCCCAGGGCTGCCGAAACAGCCCCGCCTATTGCGCCGATTATGGCGCATACATATGTTTTGATGTTCATTGACATTTTCATTCCTCCTTAGATTTCCTAACCACAGGAATATCAAATTTTTTCAGCTCTGCTTCCAGCTCGTTAATTTCGTCTCTTACCGCCTGCCGTTTGGCGTTTAATTCGGTCATGTCATACGGTGCAGGCAGCCCCATCAACGAAAATTCATAGCATTTTGCAATTTTCCAGTCGCCTATGGGGCTGGCACTATCCGACAGCTGCCAGCGGCAGTCAGCAATTTTCTGCTGGATTTCATTGTACGTATTCATTCGTTGTACCTCCATTTACCCGATACAGAAACGACCCTATGAAAAAAATCTGTAAAAAAACGAAGAACTGTGGTAAAATAGAAATAACACAGGAGGACGAAAATATATGGGAAGAAGAAAACGAGAGCCAATGAGCGAGGGCAAGAGGAACATCATAGCAGGACTGCTGCAGGAGTATGATATCAAGACAGCGAAGGATATTGAGGATATTTACGGCTTTGAAGTAAGTGACGGAATGGTGTCGGATATTACCGACAGGCTGCTCCCACAGATAGAAGAATGGCAGAATCGCCCCCTTGATGAAGTATATCCTGTCGTGTTCATAGATGCAGTTCATTTTTCTGTCCGTGACAATAGTCAGATAAGAAAGCTTGCGGCTTATGTTATCCCGGCAGTAAGTCTTACAGGTCATAAGGAAGTATTATCGATACATATCGGTGAAAATGAAAGCGCAAAGTATTGGCTGGGAGTGCTGAATGAGCTGAAAAATCGTGGTGTAAAGGATATTCTTGTGATATGTGCCGACGGGATTTCCGGAATGAAAGAAGCTGCAGCAGCTGCATATCCGCAGACAAAATTACAACGCTGCATTGTTCATCAGGTGAGAAATACACTGAAATATGCAGGAGAAAAAAACAAGAAGGAATTTGCAAATGACCTTAAGACCATATATCAGGCACCGTCCGAAAAAGCAGCATTGGAGCATCTTGAACGTGTAACAGCAAAATGGGAGAAGGATTATCCGAATGCAATGAAAAGCTGGCATACAAACTGGGATATTATCTCACTGATATTCAAGTTTTCAGCACAGGTCAGAAAGGTCATATACACCACCAATGCCATTGAAAGCCTTAACAGCGGCTATCGCCGTCTGAACAAGCAGAGGAGCGTATTTCCGAGCGATACAGCACTTTTAAAAGCTCTGTATCTGGCAACAACGGAGATATCCAAAAAATGGACAATGCCGCTTCGGGACTGGGGCAAAGTGCTCTGTGAGCTTGAGATAATGTATCCGGACAGGCTGAACTGATGCCGCCGCAAAATATCCTGATTTCACTGTGCTGCGCTCCGTTGCATCAGGATATTTTACATCGGAGCTTGACAAACGGCAGTATTCAATTTATACTGAAAAAAGAAAGAGAGCGACTGATCAGCCGCTCTCAGCACAAAGTCATTTTTCTGCGGTTGATTGTTTTTACAGAGATTTTTTTGCAGAGCCTCTGCCTGTGTGAATGTTTTTGCCGCCTGCTCAGGCTCAGGCGTAGATACAGCCTTTTCAGGGAGATTTGCTCCGCCCTTTACAGCCTGTGTGGGATCACCTCCGTAGGCTCCCGTGGAGCCATTTTCAGCCTTGTTGGTTTCGGTTACGGTTGTGTTTGTTTCTGCCATTATGATTACCTCCGTTTATAGCCTGTCGGCATGTTTTTCCGTCCTCAGTTTAACGCCGTAAGTACGTTTAGGGCATAAAAAAAGCAGCCGTAAAGCTGCTGATTTACTGTTTAACCCCCCCTTGATTTCGAGGGGGATATGTTTTGTCGGCTTCAACAAAATATGATTTATAGCCGTTTGCGATATCATATCACATAATGATAAACTCCACATCGTCTTCCGTAAAACGGGTTACATCATCACAGGATTTGTGGGAGCCGTGAATGATATAGCATTCATCGGGCGACATATGAAGGTCAGCGATAAGGCAAATAGGTTCCTTGTCTTTAAGCTTGACCATAGGGTTATGCCTTGCAGTGACCAGCTCGCCCTTGCTATCGAACTGATATGCAGGGATATCATAAGATATTGCGGAAATAAATTCAATTCGGCAGCCCCTGGCAGCTTCCCAATTATCACCGAGAATAAGCATATCGGCATCGGCAAGCAGTTCAAGAGCCTTTGAAAGATATTTCAGTGGGATACAGCCGTTTTTAGGGTCATAATCCTTGAAATAGCTGTCGATAACCTCCACTTCATCTCCGAGTTTTTCCGAAGCCTTGGCGATCATATTGTTTCTTGCTGCGAGGATCTCTTCCTTGCTCTTGCCATTCATCGGCTGAGAAATAAAAATCTTTTTCATAACATCATATCCTTTCATTTTGGCATAAAAATAGCGCATATGTTACCGACAAAATGTCGTGAACATACACGCTTGTGTGGGCATAAAAAATCACCCTACGTGTGTAAGGTGATTTATAGGTTATTCCATTGAATTTATAATTTCATCGTAAATATACTCTAATCCCAGTCCGATTTTATTTACGCGTCCATCATCACCAACGCCAAATAGCGAAATTGCTTCTGACATTGAAAGCTGTACTTCCAGAGAATCTTCATCTGTAAATTCGATGGAACTGTTTTCATTGCCCTTTGTGATTTTCACGCTTTTTGCTGCGGAAAAATCAACTTTATCTAGCATAGATAAATATTTTGACGGAAAAAAAGCTTTCATAAAATACCTCTTCCCTTTATTGGTTGACACTGAATTATAATTCCGGTATCAGGATTTATAGACACAGAGCATTTTCGACCGCAAAGAAGTTGACTTCGGCGCTTTGTACCGTCCGGAAGCAACTCTTCCTTAATCGGACGTTCTTTACCGCTTAACAGTGCATCTATTGCATCTTCCAATGCCACACCGCTGCGTGGCACTCCATTGTGATTCGGGTCGGACTTAGTACCAAAAATTCGTTCTAAGAAATGTTGAGTTTGTCCTGTGATCACTATACCATTTGATGTAGTTTTGCCGATCACATTATTTTCAATATTCTCATAATATTCTTTGTACTTGTCAAACCCCGCTAATGGCGAGAGCATTCCGGATTCAACCGAACTGATGTATCTCGACAGCACCTGATACTCAGGAGTGTTATTATACTTCATTTCATTGAATTTGTCAAGGCTTTTTGGAGGATTATTTATGCCTAAATCATGCATTCGCTGCTGATACTTTTGATTGAGCACTTTTTTCTCCGTCCAAACCGTCTTGCTCGACTTGCTCCTGTCATACCCATAAACCTGAGTGCGGTCATTGTGCTGTCTCAGCCCCGTTTCCTTGCAGTAAGCGGAGTATTTTTCCTTCTGCGTCCTCAGCCTGAGAGAAGCTTTCTGCAAGCCCTCAGTGTCGCCTGTTTCCTGTAACATCATACATTCACGCTTGGCGGCTCTGATGCCCCGTTCCATAGCTCTCTGCTGCTGAAACTGCATATACCGCCTGTCGTTTTCCTCTTTCGGATAAGGAAAATACCGCTGGAAATTTATGCCCGGAACGAACGGATATTGAACGTGCCCGCAGTTTATGCCGAAAAGTCCCGCAGGCTGACCGTAGCTCGTTTCCGAAAGGGGAGTGTAATATATCTTGCCGCCTGCTCCGTCCGTGGTCTCACCCTTTGAACCGTCACGGCTGAATATCCTGCCCTGATAGGTCGCACACAAGGGACGTGCGCCCATATGAGAAGAAACCTCGATGAGCTGAATATTATATTCATCACAACGTGCATTCTGCGCAGCCCTCGCAGTGTTTCCGAGAGTTGACCGCATATCCATCATAACGTAAGCCTCGGGAGACCATTCACGCCCACGCTTGTCAACGAAAGCGGGAATGCCCTTTTGAGCAAGCTCACGTATAGTCTTGCGTGTCGCTTCCTGCAATGACATCTGCCCCGATACAGCCTTTGCCGCACCCTTGCCCATAATGTCAAGAGCGCCCTGTCTGCCCTCGGCAGTGTCACGATAAATGGCATTCACAGCATTCACATACGCCGATTTTGCCTTGTACCCCATGACCGTGTTCACAAGATTAAGGTCACTCGCCGCCTGCCGCTGAAACGCCTTGGCCGCACCGAGAGCCGATTCCTCCGCAGGAATGTCCGAGAAATATTCCGACAGCCCCGCAGCATTCGCCGCCTGCACCGCATTGTCAAGATATCCTATCTCAGTCTCAGCCGCCGTCAGAACAGCGTCCATAGCCTGCCCGTCCTCGACCTCCGCATATCCCGCAATGATAGCCGCCGCCCGCTTGTCGAAACGTCCTGCTCTTGCAAGCTGCCTTATCCGCCATTTGGACGTGTCGGAAATATCTCCGTCCCGTGAAAGCTGCGCCGCAATTTCCCGCAGGATATCGTCCTCCATGTCCAGCAGTACCCGCACCAGAGGTGCCGAAAGCTCGTCATACTGTTCCCTTGTCATTATTCAGCACCTTCAAGAATTTTCTTTGCCTCTTCCTTGGAAACACCGATAGCAACGGAAATGACGTTTATAGCCTGTCCCAGACTCAGAGCACCTGACTGATACTGCGCCATAACAGCAATAAGGCTCTGTGTCTGTGCACCGTTCAGGGTCTTGCCTGCGGCTTCTTCGGCACTGTCAATGATGTCGTCAGTGCCCGTCGCATCATCAGCATTATCACTGCCGAGAGGTGCGAAGCCCTCACCGTCCGAAACACCCAGCACAGCACTTTCCGCATTTATCCGTTCAAGCTCCCGCTTTGCCGCCTCTTCATCGCATTTCATAACCTCCATAATGGCGGAAATTTTCGACTTTAGCCCCGCCGTCACAAGGCTTATGTTGTTCTGAATGAGCGTGTTGTCATCAATAACAACGCTGTCCTTAAACGCCACAGTGACCTCAAGATCACCGCTCGGAACTTCACCTGTTATCTGTGCCAGTTTCAGCACAGCCCTGCACATACCCTCGATAAACTCTACCAGCAGATTTTTCTGACAGCGTATCGTAACAGCCGTCTTGTTTTCCTCGGAAACCACCTCGGTTGCGGTCTTAACCCCGCCCGCCTTGTCGAATGACAGTGAGCCGGGAGAAAGCCCCACCTGAAAGCACAGAATATTCAGCAGCGCATTTATGCCGTCAACGTGTTCCTGTATTCTCAGCTCCACAGTGTTGTCGGTGATTTTCAGGTCCTTGTCCTCATCGCATTTCAGTGCCTGATAAACCTCGTCATCAGCGTCAAAATACCGCTCTGTCTTACCCGTTTCGGGATTGACCACAGTACGAATGCAGGAGCTTGGCACGATTATTCTCTTCTTTCCGAGAACAAACTCACGGGCAAAGCTGTCAAACGCCACATCAAGGGCTTTGAGCGTGTCCTCGCAGTTTGCAAAGCAGCTTATGCCGAGAGGCAGCTCCGTGGGAATGTTGCTTGGAAAATCGGTCTTGAAATACTGAAACAGGGGAGTGTCCATAGCATATGTGAACGTGTCTGCCATATCGGGATAAAGCACCGACAGCGGCACTCTGTCACCCGGAGCATTGGGGTCAGAAGAACGAAACAAAAAGCACTCCACAAGGATATCATCATCCTTGACGGAATGCTTCTCGAATAACGTGTAATAATATTTGCCCTTGGCTGATACCGTGCCGAAAATGCCCTCGGTAATGTCCCTGTTGTCCCATTTCAATGGGTAGAACTGCCGCCCCTCTACATATGACAGCTTGACTTTTCCGCTACTGATATATTCCCTCAGCACACAGCCGCCCTGAGCAAACGCCGCCGAAAGCAGTCGGGGAATATTCTTCCAGAACCCCTCACGGCATAAAAAATCACGAATGAATGTGTCATAAACCTCCGACCCGCAGGATATGTCCACCTGCTCCGCAAAGCACTTGTGAGAAAACTCGTCGCACAGAATTTTCGCCGTGTTCAGCATATTCATCTGCCGCACAGTGCCCCTGTTCAAGCCTGCACGCTTCACCTCACGCCATTTGGGGCGACCCTCGTAAATGTCCTGCCACCTGTCCATATAGCCGCTGTAAAAGCCGTTATCCCCGGGAAATTCTTCCTCCGGAAACGCCTGCCGCATTTTTTCTATCATCATCTGCCTGTCACCTCATTTCAATAATATCGCTCATATACGGCTCAAAGCTGTATTCAAAAGCGTCAAGGCTGTCAATGTTGTAATTGCCGTCATCGACACGTATATCCTCAGTAGGATCCTTGTCCCACACCGCCGTGCTCAGAGCCGCAATGAAATTTTTGCACCCCGATATGACCTGAAAACGCATTTGGGACATAATCATATTCGTAAGCCGTATGCGCCCGAGTATCTCCGTCTTTTTGGCATTGCGTATCTGAACGGGAAGCTGTTCTTCGGCACATCTGCATTTGATGCCCCTCAGAAGCGTTGTCTCCGCATTATCGAAATACGCCTCGGGGACATTGAAGCGAGCCTGACAGCGGCGGATAAACGCCGCTACATCATCTTCAAGTTCTTTCGGCGTAATAACTTCCTTGCGGTAATATTCATCAAGCACAACGATTTTTCCGAAACGGCGGCTGAACCCCGTGCATATTCCTGCGTGAGCCGAGCCGTTGCCGCCGAAGTCGAAGCCAATGTTTGCAAACAGAATATCATCGGGAACAGTGTCAATTACATACAGCGCAGGATTATCCGCAAACTGCTTGTAAATAACGCCCTCTGCAGATACCCATAAACCCTTGATGTACCTGTCGTGGAATACCCCCGAAAACTGCCTGTCAGCATTTTCAAGCTGTTCATGGGTAATAATGGGATTGTCCGACATCAGGAAATGCAGGTGCAGAGCCTTGCGCTCATCAGCCTTTTTTACCCACTCAGTGTAGAACCAGTGATTAGGCGTATCGGGATTGCAGTTGAACCATAGCTTAGCACCTTGCACCGACAGCGTTCTCGCTATAGCCTGATCCACGAAAGAACGTGGCATAAGTGCCACTTCATCGAACAACACCCCCGAAAGCGTAATGCCCTGTACAAGCGTATATGAGCTTTCGTCCTTGCCGCCGTAAACGAAGAAATTATTCTGTACACCGTTGCCCTCTACAGTCAGCAGATTTACCGACCGTGAGTAAGATATGCGGAAATAACAGGTAATGTCGGCAATGCTCTGAATAGGGATAATGATGTTCCTTTCAGCAGACCGCACCGTCTTGCCGCATATGCCGAAGGTCGCCCCGTTAAAGCATCTCATCGCCCACAGAATGAATGAAGTGACCATACATATACTGATACTGTGCAT